GGTGTTCCAAGCAAATTGGAGGAATAAGTAGCATTGGAGGCATAAGCAGCATTGGAAGCAAAGATAGCAGCGTTTGCTATACCTGCTAAGGTTCCTGTGACTGTACCTACGGTGATGTTTGGTGTTCCAAGCAAATTGGAGGAATAAGTAGCATTGGAAGCGTAAGCAGCATTGGAAGCAAAGAGAGCAGCGTTTGCTATTCCGCGCAAGGTTCCTGTGACGTTACCTACGGTGATGTTTGGTGTTCCAAGCAAATTGGAGGAATAAGTAGCATTGGAAGCATAAGCAGAATTGGAAGCAAAGAGAGCGGCATTCGCTATACCTGCTAAGGTTCCTGTCACGGTGCCAACGGTGATGTCGGGTGTTCCAGAAAGCCCCAAAGCATTAGAAGCAACCACAGCAGAATTAGCTATACCAGATAGATTTCCAGCAAAGTTAGGAGCAGTTATTGTGCTACTAATATTTGCTGTTCCAAACACATTTAGAGCAAATCCGTTAAATAGCGTGGTTCCAATGCCAACTGTTCCACTTATAATAGCATTTCCTCCTTGGATATCTAATAATTGTCGTGGAAAGTTTGTTCCAATACCCACATTTGTGCTATGATAGGTTTGACCAACTACATGGAGTGTTGTCAGAGGAAGTGTAGTTCCTATTCCAATACCTTCACTAAAGATAGCAAAACCATCTATATCAAGTGTATGTCTTGGTAATGAGGTTCCAATTCCAATATTTCCAGATACAATCGTATCGCCTATTATATCCAATTGTTTCCTTATAATTGTTGTTCCTATACCCACATTGCTACTTACATATAAATCTTTGACACTGGTATCCAATAAAGATCCAGTTCCACTTATAATTTTTAATCCCCCTGTTGTACTATCTCGTTGTAAAAGGGTTCCATCTAAATCAATGGTATTGCCACTAAGATATATATCACGGAAGCGATAATTAGAAGATCCAATATCAAATACATTACATTGCGACGGTACTATGTTTCCAGTAATACTCATATTTCCATTTACATCCAATTTTCCTTTTGGAAGAGTAGTTCCAATACCGACATTTCCGGATACAAGAAGGGTACCATATACATCCATCATACTTCTTGGCAGTGTTGTTCCAATACCCACATTGGAACTATAACCAGGCATGATGTATAAGGACCCGTTTTGATTATTTCCTGTAATGGTCCCATTGGAACCGAAAGAAATTGTTGGTTTTCCGCGAACCGATGAAGTAAGTGATAAGTTACCAAATAAGGATAGATCATGTTCCATATAATTAGTACTTTGAACACCGTCAAAGTAAAACACATTCTCTAATCCACTTGTCGGCATCGTATAGGAACGATCCNCCATATTTTGATAAGCAAGACCAAAACTGGCGTTCTCAGAATACATTTGATATACATTGTATTCATTAGCAGATACTCTATTACGGTAATAGACCGATGTCTTATCTAAAATAGAATCATATACCATCATATTATCACTTCCTGTATTGTCATTGAACATATGGAATAAATTGCCTGTCGGGAAATTTCCATTCACCACAATTCCACCTTCTACGGTTACAGCTGGTAATAGATAGATATTACTCGTACCCTGTATAGTAGATCCAGAAGTATTTGAAGTACTGAAAAGTTCCGTTCCATTTAAAAAGATACTTTTGGTCACATTCAATATTCCTCCAATATTTACATCAAAATATTGACTTGGTACCGTATTGATACCGAGATTAGCATTTGAATTATAATACAATAACGGATTTGTTGTCCCTCCAGTTTTACGCTGACTGAATACAAATTCACTATTGCAAGAATACATCACATAGTCTGCGGAAGTATCGCCTCCAATATCTGGAGAATCACCTGATTGGAATACTAATTGTGCTGTGTCTAAATTCATCTTATTCCACATACGAATACCGTGATTTACTCCATTTGCAATATTTGATGTAACAATATCCAAAAGATAAGTAGGTGTCGTGTTATTTATACCGATACAACCATTACTGGTAATGGATAATACCGTATTTGATGTGATTGTATTTACAGCATTTGCTGTCACAATTTTTACATATTTAAAGGACAATTGATCATTTAGATCGGTACCATAGGTTGGTCCTTCAATAAGCCATTGTTTTCTATTTGTATTTCCATTTACGGCAAACTGTTTTTCAAAAGTTATATTCGGTGTATAATTTGGTGTATCCACAGCACCACCAGTGTCGTAGGTAAGTTTCAACATATTNTCATTNAGNGATACACTGTNATTTACAATATGTAACTGAGCAGTTGCTGTATTTGTATTAATACCCATAGCACGAGATGTACTTCCAAGTTTTCTAAATGTCATATATGGAATACCTGTACCATCTTGGAATCCAATCACCTGATTCGATTGTGATATTGGCAATACTCCAATACGTAAGATACCATCATTCACCCCATTTAAACTATTAATCGCTTTTGATACAATTTCAATATATGCATTATCACTTTCTGCTACAAAATGCGCTATAGGCGCAGGGGCTGCATAATTTACTATGTCTTGATAAACATTAAGAACTGCTTCATTTCCACTTTCTATAGCAGAACTCTTCATATCTTCCGTATAATTTACATACATCTTGTTCGTAGGATTTATAAAGACATCTTTTCCGCTTATAAACAGATCGTCTGCTTCTATGCTGGGAACATTGGATCTCGCCGATGTTGTTATGGGTACGGTGTTATTTGCTGTGATATATCCTGATACATTTAGACTTCCCATAATGGAAGTATCACCATTTACTGTCAGGATAGCATTGGGATTAGGATTAGGATTGTTATATGAATTATTCACCAGGGAACCATTTCCTCCAATGACAACCTGGTGTCCATAAATACCTTTGGTGTTATCATGTTGTACTGTAATACCAGTGGTATTTGACGAGTAATTATAGTTTGAAGTATTAATATAATAATATATATTTGATGTATTTGTAATATTTGAAGTATTTATCACATTGGATGAATTAATAATATTTGATCGTGTTGGAGTAAGGGGGGTTGTATAATTTGATGTTGTAGCAAGAGTTGTAAATAAACCAGTGTATGCTGTTGTCAGTACATCATAACCTATATTATAGGTAATAGCAGGTATATTTGGTATATTGTTTATATTCATTGTGATATTGGATGAAACATTCGATAGATAAGTAATATTGTATAAATTATATATATTCGAATTATTCACAATATTAGACGAGTTTATAGAAAGATTGCTGGTTGTAATAGATGTATTTAAATAACTCGAAATAGAAGTAGTATTACTTGTTCTCGCGTATGTATTAGATACATTTGACGACCAGGTTATAACAGCTGTTGAACTTTCTGTATCTACCAAACTATTTATATCTGGCGAACATCCAACATGATATCGCGTAATGGCAGTTGAAATACTCTCTACATTTACAAACCATGGGCGTGTTATTCCATCAAATCGTATTCCTGTATTTGATAAACCGTAACTTTCATCCAAGGTAGATTTAATCATTCGTATGTAAGTTCCATATTCATTTCCAATAGTATTGTTATCACCCTGTATATCGAGCAAATAAGTTGGCTCGTTAATACCGATACCGACTTTACTAATAGCATATAAGCCATTTGTTGTGGTCGCAGTTGTATCAGAATTCGCAGTTGTACTATCTTTCCATAGGACTCCCTTTCTATTGTCGGGCGTATAATAGGTATCGGCTTGTATTCCTCCATTTACAGCTAATCCGTATCGATTATCTGGAACACGGTTAATAGCAACATACGGAGCAGATGTATCGTTATAACTTACACCAATATCATTTGTAATTCCAACAACAGGACCATATTTAAATAGAGCAAGTTTTGTTGGATTACCTGTATTATCATCCACATATAGATTTGACGAGAATCCAATGCTTCCATTTACATAGAGTTGAAGATTCGCATTTGGTATAAAAGAGTTGATTGCCGCCTGTCCTGTTTCATAAAGTGAAAAGGTTGGAGGTGCATTATCTGCCGCTGTATTACTTCCTAAAATCGTTTTATCGTACTTTCCAGGATAAAAGTACATATTTTGAGGAGCTGGATTTGGTGTAAAATTAAAGTAAGGACTCGTACTGGATGGAGTGGCAAAGATCACACTTGCATCCTCCAATCCATCAATAATATTGGATCGTTGATGTCCAACAAAGAATGCTTTTGTGAAATTATTGTTTGTTTTATCCACCAGTGAAAGACCATAAATATTGCTATCTCTCGAAATTACCGACAATTGTGCAGGTACAGTATCGTATTGAGAATTAATACCAATACCTGCTTTGCCAGGTGTTATAAAACCAGCACCTTGTGGGTATATATTTGACCATCCATCTGCTACATAACCAACGAAGGATACGGTTGTCGTGGTATTTTGATTGCTGCCACCGGGTATGATGGTTTGAATAGAATTACTGTCCGCATAGATTCCTCCCCAGACGACAAGATTTTGATTTACTTGAACATTTTCATTCGCAATCACATCATTCTCAAAAGAAGTTGTGCCTAATACTTGAAGAGTATCTTGTACTACCAAATTGGAGGTAAGGAAAGCTTTATCGGCATACAATTGATCAACGATATGTACTTTTCCATAGACACTTAGACTAAATGCTTCTTCAATTGGTCCTCCAATACTTACATTGGAAAGGAAACTGTAATTACCAGCAGCAAAAGAACCAGGTTCAACCTGAGATGCAGCAAATGTAACACCCAGTTTGCGAACATAAAGATCATCCAGATTTTTTATCCCTTTTGATTCGTAATCAAACATTAGCATATTGCAAGAATAGGTTGTACCTTCGACATGTAGATCTACTGGTTTNTTTGTAATGACGGTTGGTATTACCTCAGCAGGAGATTGTCCGTTTGTAGTACGAAGTGAATAGGTAATNGGAGGATTTGGACTTACTTTAATACCCACATTCCCGTCTGCATTGATNACNAGATGNGGAGCATTGGTATTGGATGTATAAATAGGAAGATTATTTGATGTTCTATACACGCTGTCAAAGTACGTTTGTGTCCTTCCAGCATGGAATTCAATGGGGGCTTTGGAGCTATTAAAGATAACGGGTGAAAGATTGGAATATCCAAGAATTGCTGTGCGAGCAACAGAACCCACCTGATTCTGTATAGCAAATTGAGCATTATTGATCGTATAATTCGCATTATCTACAATATTTACACGATAGGTGTTGCTTCTACTAAAGCCCTCGTTGGCAACATTGATTCTTCCGTCATAAAAGATATTTGTAGAACTTGGAATATCTCTTCGCACTGGCATCCAATAATTACAAGCAAACGCGCCACCGCCTCCACCACCCCCGGCAATATTACTTAATGTACCTGAACTCGTATCTACTTTCCCCGTCACGAATATATTTCCGTCCACATAAAGAGCATATTCATTCGAATAGGAAGAAGTAGCAGCTCGATTAATAATGGAAGAATTAATTACAACCCCTTCACTATCTACGATTAAATTATAGACATCGTTTGTCTGACCACCAACCACCATAAACTGCGAACTATTTAAGTTAAGCGAATCAAGTGATTCATCATCAATTCCTATGCCAATACTGTTTATTTTTACTTGATTTGGACGGAACCCACCCAGAGTTACATTTGGAATAGGTCTGCTCATTTCTATACTATTTGAGTATTGTTAGGGTTTGTCTCTGTTATTTGAATAGAAAAACTAATCTATTCGCGATAATGAAAAAGAAAGCATAATCTTTATATGATATAATATCAAATTATAATTAAATTATTATATATTTATTAATTTGTAAAAATCGGTTTTATTGGCCATTCTGGTGTCGTAGGATCTATTGTATTATTTGGTAAATCACGTAAGGCTTGACGATAAGCGATAACACTATTACGATTGTCGGTAATGATTGGATAATCTGGTAATAGAAAACGGTCAGTATTTATAAGAAGTTGGTCACGTGATATTCGTAAAGCTTTCCAAGCTTCTTCTTGTTTTATATTAACTTTCTGCGGATCAAGAATAACTATAAGTTCATTATTAGCTTCATTTTTAATTACTCCAGCACATGAAGGATCTATATTATCAGGAATTAGAATATGTAAATAACGTTCCATATTTTCAAATAAACCACCTATAAAAAATGGGTTTATCTCCTCTGCTTCATAGGTTAATTTAATATAGGGAATTGGTTGAAATAAGGGAACAATCCCAAAAAATGGCATAATGATTAGTATATATTATCTATTATATA